GGTAGCTTGGGAAGGTGATTGGCCTGAGCATTGGAAGGAGATTAGAATACCAGAACGTAAACAAAGATTACTTGATAAGTACCAAGGTGAGAACGGTGTACTAAACTTCTACGTCTTTCGTAAAGACTTAAAAGAAGCTTGGCGTATTCGAGACTACCTACTAACTAAAGAAAGTTTAGCAGAAGCTAAGGGCAGATATATTAGAAAAGGTGAACTGTTCTTTCACATTCCATTTACAGATGCGGAGTTAATAATACTATGATAAATTTAGATGATGCTTTATCTACAATAACTATAGACTCAGACAGTCCTACTACTTTAACTATGGGTAATGACTATGATCCAGTAAGTAAGCCTCAACACTACGGTCAAGGTACGATAGAGTGTATAAAGTATATAGAAGACTTCTTGACAGATGAGGAGTTAACAGGTTACTATAGAGGTAATATTGCAAAGTACCTTCACAGATGGCGATATAAAAATGGCGTTCAAGATTTGGAGAAAGCACAATGGTATTTAAGCGCACTGGTCCAACTACAAAAGCGAAAGTAGCTAAACCTTTTAATCAAGGCTATAGAGGTTTCCTAGTAGGAAACTTAGTTAACCCCTATGTTCAAAACACTAAGGATCATAGGGACTGGGAGTTTGGCTTTAACAAAGCCTACTTCAAAAACAAGGAGCAAGTACTTGACAAAGAGTCTCGAAGAAGAAGCTAAAAAGTTTGCTAAACAAAAACGTAAACCTTCGACTGTCAAGGAGCTATCACCTAGATTATATTTAGCAGGTCAAGCTATGGGTGGTTTTATTGCAGCAGGTAGACAGACTTGGCGAATGGAAGAAATTAAAAAGGCATCGTTTGATTGGGCAGACTATATGTTAGAGGATGATACATAAAAAGAGGGGGACCGAATGGCCCCCCTTGTTGTTTTAAAAGTCTTTAATCTCATTTAAGAATATGTCATCGTAGTTATCAACATACAGTTTTATTTTCTGTAGTATATTTAATGCATCATCTTCTTTGAGAATGTCTTCTAACTCCCCCTCAACTCCCATTATCTCCATAACCTTTTTTACCTGAGCTTTATTTTTACCAGAAAGTATTCTTACAAAGTTTAACTGTGCAGGTACTGCTATCTCCATAGTTTGGATTACGTTTGTTCTCACTGATTGTTTTATAGCATCTAATACTTTTCTTTGTTCTTCGAGGTTCATATCATTATAGTTAGGATTTGCCTGTATTGCTTGATATGCAGCTGCTTGAAAATATGGTGCTGCTAAAGTATCCATAACATTTTTTACTTCAGCAGGTCCGTTCCATTTTATAGCTGTCCAGTGTGGTACTCCTGCTTTGTTATGCATTTGTTCTATCAACTCTGGAAAAGGCATTTCCCTTGCACCAAGCATTTGTTTAGATATGTTAGGCACATACTTATTACCTCTTAGAGGTGTTGCTTTTATGGGTAAATCTTCTGAAGTACCTGTTAAGGCATCTACATATTTTAACATTTGATTAAGGGTTTCTGGACCTTGACGTAGATCAGGCTTCATATTAGCGTCACTTAAAACCCCGTATATTTGATTAATAGGATCTAAAGGTCTTGTAGCACCATTTACAAACTGAGCTGCTGCTGGTTTTACAGTATTCCACGCTGCTTCGGGTATATCTTTATCTTCTACTAATGCATTATAAATATCTTCAGCCCACACTTTGATACCTTTTTGAGTATCATCCAGGTCTCTGAACATTTGTCCATACAGTTGCAACTCCAACTCTTTTACTAACTCTGGAGGAACTTTTGAACGGTCAAAGTCTCTTATATCCATACTTCCATCTAAACCTCTGGCAAAAATAGCTGCGGTAGTATTAAATGTTGATATAGGCCAATCAAAAGTTTGATCCCTAATTTCTCCACTTGGTAGTTGTTTAGCTTGAGTAGGTAGTCCAGAATCTATTTTATCGTAAGCCCCATTTTCTCCGTACATAAAAGCTGCAACTGTGCTGTAACCTACAAGCATTTTAGCAGTAGCTTCAGTTAAATCTTGACCAGTGCTCGGATCTAACTCTAAACCCAACCCTTTTCTTTGATAATATCTTACTGCATTTATACCACTATAATCACCAAACGTAGCTAAGGTAGTATTTAAAAAACTACCAAATGGAAATACATAACCAATAGGTGTTTCGTTTGTAGCTTTTTCTATATATTTTGCTAAACCTCTAAACCAATTGTTAGTCTGACTTTCATATTTTGACCAGTTAGTAGATGCAGTTTCTCTCATTGTTCTTTTTAGTGCTGTACCAATTACATCATTTTGAAATTTATCAGTTGCCATTTCAGTTGCAGACCACTGTGCATTCTTACTAGAAAAGAACTCGTCAGAAGTCATACCATATTTTCTCATGATCTGTTGGTTCATATTAACACCAAATGCAAATCTTTTTGTTAGTTCATCTTGCAGCCTTACAAGTGTTACTGTTTGAGCACCTTTAGTTCCACTATCAATAATTTTCCAAGCAAGTTTTTCAACATCTTCTGCACCTTCAAACATACCATCTTTGTAAGTAATCTTATCTAAATCAAAATCAGCCAGTGCATCTCTTACACCACCATCACCTGCAATATCTCTAAATAAATCTGACTTTGCTTGTGGGTTAAGTGCTAAAATTTTATCGGCATATTCCATTGGTATATCTGGAGATATTACATCAAAACCACGTCTCAAGCCCCCAAAAAAAGATCCATAAGATTTGTTGTAGTATTCTTGTGCTTTTTCTGAGTTACCTAAAACCTTATACATACCAGACTGACTTAACTCCATAGAAGCCATCGCAAAATCTGTTATAGTATTTAATGATACTACTGCGGCAAAACCTTTTACGTTAGCACCTGTAGTTGATAGGTGAGATGTCATAAGTCTTTTGTATAAAGATAGTGTGTACCTAAATCGTCTAGGGTTTGCTACCTCATCTCCAACCTTAACACCACCTCGAATAGCATCACCTATATCAGCCCCACCTGACATGGCGTTGTGAACAGTCTGTACTATCTGAGTGTTTCTAGCACCTGTACTTACCATTTTGGCATAGTGAGACTGTAAGCTTTTAGCTGTAGCTTTACTACCTTGGACAACGTTACCTTCTTCATCTATAAATCTTAGTTTTAAACCAGTATCAGTTTCAAACTTATTTACCATTTTTCTTACAGTGTTGTCAGATAACCAACCTAGAGTTTGAGCTTGTACAGCAGTCTCGTTACCATACTTTCTGATTAAAGCAGGTAGGTCATTTACCATACCATTTTCTTGCAGTACTTGTCCGTAACCTTTTACACCAGTCTCAGGATTACCTGCAAATAAATATCTAAAGAAAGAATCTGTTACTTCGTTATCAGTGTAACTCTCTTTTCTTCTGTTTATTAATCCTTTTGATTTATCTAGTAACTCTTGCCAAGCTAAAAAGTTTTGCTTACTTCCAGATATTGTACCAAATAAATTATCTACAAACTTAAAGTCTACTTTTTCTTTAACTGTTTTCATTAAGTTCTTTTCAGCGGCTTCAAGACCTTCCTTAACAGCAACCTCATTAAACTTAGTATAGCTTAACCACTGTGGTGCATATTTACTTTTTCTAAACTCTTTTATACTAGCACCAGTACCTGCCAGTATTGGGTAAACAGTCATGCCACCTAAAGCTGCAAGTAGAGTATCTGCATATCTATACTCATCTACTACATCAAGATTTATCCTGTTGTTTTGATACAAAACATCTACACCAACTGCTAATGCTGTATCGGCTGTTGCATATGGCATAGAGTTCTTCATAGCTATACCGATGTTTCTCAGAACAGTATCTTTGGGTACACCTGCTTTTTTACCCGACTTCATAGCTCCACTAAATAAACTTTTTATACCAAATGAAGCAGCTTTAGATGCACCCCAAGTAAGTAATTTTCCTATACCATACGACAGAGGAGTTGATACATCCCAAACAGCATCACGACCATAGGTATATATACCACCACTAAAATCTTTAAAACCTACATCTCCACCTACAACACCTGTAAATAAGTTTGGGTATTGTTCAAACAAATCGTAACCAGCTTTTAATTTTTGTGCTTCAGGTGTATCCTTTACCTGCATACCATACACAACTTCATTAACAGTAGTTACAGTATTACCACCTAATAAAGATCTTTGATAAGCTGTAAAAGTGTCAAACAATTCTTCTTTTGGCATATCTTGATAACTAGTAAAACCACTTATTGCACGTAGACCAGTCTTCTGACCGCCTACATCACCACCTAGAGTGTAAGTAAGAGTTCTACCTAAAGCTTTACCAAAGCCAGGACTTCTTCTAGCTGTTAAGGCATCACGCATAA